TAAGCAATCTTTTTGCCAATACAGCCAAAACGCTTACGCAATTGCGTCGATGTTCGGGCGGGCTTTCTCGGTTAACTTCAATGCGAACCGATCAACGATCACCCTTATGTACAAGCAAGAGCCCGGCGTTACCGGCGAAGAGTTGACCGAAAACCAAGCGACGATTTTGAAAAACAAACGTTGCAACGTTTTCGTTAACTACGTCAACAACACGATCATTATCCAATATGGTGTGATGAGCGGCCCGGCGTACTTCGACGAAATCCACGGCCTCGATTGGTTCCAAGATGCGATTCAAAACGCGTGTTACAACGTGCTTTATCAATCGAAAACCAAGATCCCGCAAACCGATGCAGGCGTGAACCAACTCACCAATGCAATCTCAGGCGTGTGCGATGAAGCCGTGAACAACGGTCTTGTCGCTCCCGGTGTGTGGAATGCCGACGGTTTCGGCGAACTTGAACCCGGTCAATACCTGAAAACAGGTTATTACATTTACGCGCAGCCCGTTGCGCTGCAATCTCAATCGGATCGTGAAACGCGTGTTGCTCCGCCTATCCAAGCGGCGGTCAAACTTGCGGGCGCAATCCAAGAACTCGACGTTATTGTTGACGTGAATCGCTAAACGAAAGGAAAAACGAAATGGTATATTCATTTTTAAACGTCAATGCCTCTCTTGCCGGACCCGGCGGTTTGCTCAATCTTGCAGCGGGCGCAGCCGTGGCCGAAGAGGGCATTACGATTGAACCTGTTGAAGATAAAAACGTGATGACCATTGGTGCCGATGGCCTAGGTCAACACTCTCTTATCGCAAGCGACGCGTGTACACTCACCGTTCGGTTGTTAAAAACCTCGCCGCTAAATGCGGCTCTCATGATCATGTACGACCTTCAAAGCGCTTCGTCGGCTTTGTGGGGTCAAAACGTGTTCACCATTGTTGATTCAGGCCGAAATGACTATACCGTCATTCAAGCCGCAGCTTTCAAAAAGAAACCGACCATCACCTATGCCAAAGAGGCAGGTCTCATGGAGTGGACTTTTGATGGCATCAAGGCGAACAGCGTCTTGGGTGCGGGTCAATAATTTGGAAGGATGAAATATCATGAGTGATCGCGATTTCGAAATAGGTTCAAGAAAGTTTAAGTTGGGCAAGATCGACGCCTTCAAACAATTTCACATTGTGCGAAGAATCGGACCGATCTTATCGGACATGCTGCCTGCAATGAAAGACGTGCAGAAAGTGGGCATGGGCGACAACTTAACCGAAAGCCAAAAGCTTGATGCCTTTGCCGAAATCGCGGCCCCAATCATGACCGGCATTTCTAAACTTTCCGATCAAGACGCCGACCGCGTTTTGTTCGGATTGTTAGGCTCAGTCGAAGTGCAACAACCCGGCGGCAATTGGGCGAAGGTCGCAACCGATTCGATGCTTATGATTCAAGATCTTGAGCTTCCGGTTTTGTTGCAGATTGCGGGGAGAGCTTTTGCTTTTAACCTTTCCGGTTTTTTCAGCGGACTCCCTCAAAAATAGGCGTTGAGGGAGTTGAAACAAAAAGGCCGGTAACATGGGCGGAGATGGGCGACGGCGAAGATTGGTTGCTGCGCCCGGTGCTAGAGGGTCTTTGCAGGTATGAGAGTCTGAAAGACGGGACTCTCGACTTAGCGGACATAGCAAAAATGAACGACGCTTTGGATGTGAAAGTTACGAACGAAAACAGATATAGGAAGGCGAACCAAGAATGACCGGCGACGTAATAAAATCCTTTCTTGTCGGCCTCGGTTTTGGTGTCGATGATGCAAGCCTTTCAAAATTCAATAAGTCAATTCAAAGTGCCACACTAAGGGTCACGGCTCTTTACGCTGCGGTAAATACCGCAGCCGCCGGTATCGTTGCCGGTATCGCCGATATTTCCGAAGGCTTCGAAAAGATGGGGTATGAGTACCGCATCATTGCGCCCGCAATCAACAAAGCTTTGGTGCTTCGCCGGGAACTTCTTAAGGCGTACTCCGCCGCAGGCATCAATATCACCAAGGTTGTACAAAACTCAGTCAAGCTCAACATGTCGCTTGCGAAAACCAAGTTCGCATTCGAGGCAATTTATAAATCCGTTGGCTCAAGATTTTTCGAGTTACTGACTAAACAGTCAGATATTTTTAGGCAACAGATTTACAAAAATATGCCCAAAATTCAGAACGCTTTAGAGCGTTTTGTGAAGTTCATTTTCAAGGCTTTCGAAGCGGTAACGACGCTCGGAATGCGCCTTTGGTCAATACTCACCCGAGTATATGATTTTTTCGTGATGCTTGACAAAGCGACAAACGGTTGGTCAACAATCCTAGTCGCGCTAACGGCTGCGTGGTACGGCCTCAATCTCGCATTTCTCGCAACACCGCTCGGCATGATCATCGCAGGACTCACAGCAATCTTAGCGCTCTTCGATGATTTTAAAACGTGGCAAGAGGGTGGTAAATCTCTTTTCGATTGGGGTCCGTTTGTTCCCGTGATCGACGCCGTAACTCAAGCCGTGAAGTCTCTTTGGGGCGCGCTCAATAGTGTCGCCGAAGTCATCGGGAATTTGATCTTAGCTTTCTATCAACTTTTTCATTCAGACAACAAAGGCTTTTGGGACTCCCTCAAAGAGGCAGGTCAAAGCGTGCTTGACGTGTTTTCAAAACTTTGGGACGCGGTTAAAGGCTTGGGTTCAGCCCTAGGCATCACGGGGGGCTTAGTAGCCAACGCGATTAACGGCGGTGGCGGCAATGTCGCGGCCAACATTCAAAACAACCCTGCCATGCGCCCACTTGCGCAACCCGTTGGTGTGGGCGGCGCGAACCCTCAAACCAACCAACACGTAAGCCAACAAACTAGCATCAGCGTATCGGGTTCAGCCGATGCCAACGCCGTCGGCAAAGCCGTCGCAGGCGAACAAGGCCGAGTGAACTTCGATATGGTTAGAAATATGAAAGGGGCGACTCGGTGAGCTTTCTTAGTGAACCGATTTCTTTGCAGTCTCTTTTCGGCCAACGCCGAAAGATCGATGACATCACGGTCAACGTCGTCATTACTGAAAACACTAATGACACGCTCACCATAACAAAGCAGCCGGTGCAACAAGGCGCATCGATCACCGATCACTCTTATAAAGAACCCACGGTTTTTTCGACTTCAATACTTTTTCGAGACAATCTTTTCCTTTCTCTCTCGAAACTTTATCAACAGCTTTTAGACCTTCAAAGTTCACGCGTTCCGTTTGACGTTATCACTCCAAAGCGAATCTATCGAAACATGTTGCTTGCGACTCTTGCGCAAACGACTGATAAGAACACCGAAAATTGCTTAGCCATCAACGCCTCTTTCCAAGAGGTTATTTTAGTAAAAGTTTCCACAACTCAAGTCCCGCGCATAAAACAAAAGCATCCGGCAGCGACCGGCGCAACTGAAAATGCCGGAAAGAAATCGGCCCTTCTTTCACTCAAAGAAGGCGTCGGGGCGGTATTTAGCCGATGACAACTTTTGTCGTTCCCGTTTCAAACCTTCCGCAGAAATTTGCTATTTCTCTTGCCGGTAAAGATTACACGATGACTTGCCGTTGGAATGACGCCGATGAAGGCGGTTGGGTCGCAGACTTCGACGACGCCACAAGCGGCGATCCGATAGCTGCGAACATTCCGCTTATCACCGGGGCCGACTGCTTAGCCGGTCTTGAGTATTTAGGTTTCAACGGCCAACTCGTTGTTTTAACCGATGGTGATCAATTCGCCGTTCCAACGCTTTTGAATCTCGGAGTAGAAAGCAATCTTTACTTCCAAACGGACGTTGTCGATGGATGAGGCGCTTCAGTATCTTAGAACGTGCAGCCTGATTGTTTCAGGTAAAGACCAAAACGGTCTTGATCTTTCTAAGCTCCGCATTAAATTTTCGGTTAAGCGCTCCGATACGATGACGCCCAACGTGGCCGATATTCGCGTTTACAACGTCGAAGAGCAGACCGCTATTTTAATCCGCAAAGAATTCACCAAGGTTGTTTTACAAGCCGGTTACGAGAGTAACTACGGCGTAATTTTCCAAGGCAACATTAAGCAAGTAATCATCGGGCGCGAAAGCGCAACTGATACCTTCATCGACATCATTGCGGGCGACGGGGATAGGGCCTATAACTTTGCCGTCGTCAATACGACGATTGCCGCAGGCGCGACTCAGACCGATCAAGTCAATGCTGCCGTCGGCGCTATGACCCCCCAAGGCGTAACGGCAGGCCACATCGGCGATATGCCAACCGAGCAGCTTCCACGCGGTAAAGTCATGTACGGTAACGCTCGAAACTATCTTCGCGACGTTGCTCAAAGCACGCAAAAATCTTGGTCGATTCAAGATGAGAAAGTGACCTTCGTTCCCGTTAAGTCTTACTTGCCCGGCGAACGCGTCGTGCTCACAAGTAAAACCGGCATGATCGGCACACCCCAACAAACCAACGAGGGTGTGAACGTCAAGTGCTTACTCAACCCCATGATTAAAATCGGCGGTCGAATTCAAATCGATAACGCTTCGATTGCTCGTTTTAAAATCAATCTCTCACAGCCTAACAGCGCGGCAAATATCCCGGCACCGCTCACCGCCGACGGCGTTTATTATGTCTTGGTGGCCGAGCACACGGGCGATACCCGAGGCGTTGAATGGTACACGAGCATGATTTGTCTTAACATCGACGTAACGACGAACCCGATCAACAGCGTCTCGGTGGGGTACTAAATGGATCGCAGTCAACTTTTAAACGACGCCGAGCAAGCAATGCGCCTTGTACTCGATGGGCGACAATCGACTTTGTGGACCGCGATGCCGGGCATTGTTCAGTCCGTTGACTTCGGTAAAATGACTTGCTCGGTGCAGCCTGCAATTCAGGGCACCGTCGAATTAGAAAACGGAACTTATCAATCGGTAAATTTACCGCTCTTAGTTGACGTTCCGATTTGTTTCCCAAGTGCGGGCGGCTTTATCATCACCATGCCTCTTGCGGCAAATGATGAAGTCTTGGTTGTCTTTGCCTCTCGGTGTATTGATGCTTGGTGGCAGTCGGGCAGCGTTAGCCGCCCTATGGAAGCTCGAATGCACGACCTATCGGATGGCTTCGCTATTCCGGGGCCTCGTTCGCAACCGAACGTCGTCGGCGATATTAGTTCAAGCGCTCTTCAAATTCGAAACGACGCCGGAACGGCCTATGTTGAAATATCAGCTTCGGGCGCGATCAAATTAAAATCTTCAAGTACAGTCGCAATCGATGCCCCGGCCACAACAGTTAGCGGTACGCTCGTTGTGACCGGCGCTTTAACTGCCGCAACCCTTGCAACAGCCGGTGCCGGTGGCGCGTCTATTGGTGGCGGTATGAATGTCACGGGCGCAATTACTGCGGGTAGCGTTACTGCGGGCGGCATTGGGCTTGCGACTCACAAACATACCGGCGTCACAACGGGCGGCGGAACTTCCGGGGGGCCAACACCTTGAGATACAGAAAATTGACAAGCGACGATGATTACTCATTCGGCAACGGGCAGCTTGATTTTTACCGAGATGAGCCCGCAGCGGTTTCACAATCGGTTAAGACTAGGCTTTTACTTTGGCTTGGTGAATGGTTTTTGAACATCGACGACGGTACTCCCTTTATGCAAGGGATCTTGGGTAAATACTCACAAGAGGCCGCTAACGTAACGATCCAAGATAGGGTACTTACGACGACGGGAGTCGTGGACATTCAAAATTTTGTTAGTACAATCGATCCCGACAATCGAAGTTTGTCGGTAGAATTTGACGTGGATACAGTTTACGGCCCAACGGCGTTACAGGTGGAAAATTATGCAAATTACTGATTTAGTATATATCGACGCAACGGGGTATCACTTCGCGGATTACCCAACTTTTCTAGCGTGGCGGCAAGACCAATACCGCACCATTTATGGCAGTGACGTTTATTTAGAATCAGATTCTCAAGATGGGCAGCTTATCGCCATTCAAGCAAAATCTGATTACGACACGGCAGCCTTGGGCGCTGCAATCTATAATTCATTTTCACCCGTGACGGCGCAAGGTTTGGGCCTCTCCCGCAACGTGAAAATTAACGGACTCATAAGACGCGTCGCTTCGAACTCAACCGTTGATATCTTAATTGTTGGTCAAACGGGAACCGTAATCACGGGCGGCATCGTCATCGACACGCTCAAGCAAAAATGGGACGTGCCCACAACGACTATACCCGATGCGGGCGAAATCACCGTGACCGCTGTTGCTCAAGTCGAAGGCGCTCTTACGGCGGAAGCCAATACGGTCAATCAAATTTACACACCAACTCTTGGGTGGCAAACGGTCAATAACGTTGCCGCTGCAACGCCGGGCTCGCCCGTTGAAACCGATGCCGAGCTTCGTTTAAGACAAGCTCTTTCAACTGCCAACCCTTCGTTAACCGTGCTCGACGGCACGGTTGGTGGGGTAGCCAACCTTGCGGGAGTTACGAAAGTTCGCGGTTACGAAAACGATACCGGCTCAACTGATTCAAATGGAATTCCTGCACATAAAATTTCGATTATTGTTTTAGGCGGCGATGCCGTCGAAATCGCAAACGAAATTGCGCTTCATAAAACCCCCGGTACAGGTACTTACGGCTCAACGTCGGAAACCGTTTACGACGCGCACGGGATGCCGCTTGATATTCATTTTTACCGGCCCACTCCCGTAACCATTACGGCGACCGTGACCATTGCGACAAATCCCGGTTGGTCAAACGACTATGTCGATTTAATTAAACAAGCGGTTGCCGACACTATCAACAGTAACCAAATTGGCGATCCGGTTTTGATCACCAAGCTTTACGCCCCGGCTTACTTGACGGGAACGGCTGCGAGCGCCTCTTTCGATATTGCAACTCTTGAGATTGGGAAAAACTCAGACCCTCAAGGCACAATTAACATCCCGCTCTTGTTCAACGAAGACGGCGAATGCGACCCGACGGTTGACGTTGTGGTAGTGGTAACATGATTTTAGAAGATTATTTAAACCTCATTACGTCGGCTTTTCGGCTTAAGCCTAAGTTT